TTAACTATTATTTAAAATCTGCTGGGACTACTGCTCTAGTTCCACCAGTCTTACTTCTTTTTCTTGTACCATATTTTTTTACGGCATTATTAAATTTTCTTTCATGTTGTGCCATTAGTCCCATAGAAACTTGTGCTATATTGCCGTCACTTGTCGTTCCAGCCCTATCCATATATAAGCATTTTTTTACATAATCTACAATAGCAGAATGAAATAAATTATCTACATCTGGAGTATCTGTTAACGCAGTTACTCTTTTAGGATTTCCATAGTAATGTAATAATAAACCATTTGATACAGCGTGATCAATAGCTTGATAAGCTTTTCTTGCTGTTCTAGTTTCAGCACTAGAAGAAAACGTAGTGATAAGACCTAAATGATCACCCCTTATAAAGTATAAAACTGCATCTTCTGGATATTTTATATTACTAGCCATTAGTCTCCCGGATCTTTTATTCCAGCACTTTCAGATGTCATATCAAACATTAATGGTTCTCCATCTAAAACTCTAGGTATTTTTATATAATCACCTTCATTGTCCATAATATCTACACGATATATTTTATTTATACCAAGCTTTTCTCCACCCGAATCAACGGCACTATCTCCAATATCGTAAAACATTTGATCTGCAACTATATTTATTTTAGCAGATATAGATTTTTGAGAATACTCACCTATTTCATTTACAGCATCATTAATAAGCGACATAATGTATGCTTCAGGTGCATCTGGAAATACCTGCCTAACTCTACTTATAATTTGCTTTACTGTTAATGTATGTATTGAATGTGACATATTACCTCACTAACTGTGCTAAACCTTTATCATAATCAGCTTGTAATTTAGCTTGTTGTTTTTCCATAGAAACTATCTCACTTAAATATGCATTACCAGCATTTATATGAGAAGATGCTAATTCTATATCTTCAGCTGTATTTGCTATTACTGCACTATCAAATTGAGTATTAGACAAAGCTCTTGTGGTTTCAATAGCATTTTGTAGTGATTTAATAGAAGCATACAAAGGAATTAAATATTCTCCATCATCTGGAAATTTTGCTACAGCGGAATCTCCAAAAGCTACTGCTGGATAATTCAATGTTTGAACAATTCCACTTTGAGCATTTGTAGGAGTGGGAATAAT